AATAAAATTATTATTAACTTTGTAAAAAATTAAATTAAATTAACATGGAAGGAGAAATTAAAGTAAGGGCCGTAGACTTTGAAGAAAAGTCTGTTGCCGAAGTAGAAGAGCAGTTATTAAAACAGCACGAGGAATCAACTGGTATTGCTGCTGAACCTACTGAAACTGTAGAAACAATTGTTACTACACCAGAAACCGTAGAGACGGTTGTTACAGAAACAAATGAGCCAACAGTTGTTGACGAAATTGATGATAACAAAGTTCTTTCATATATTGGTAAAAGATACAACAAGGAAATAAATAACTTGGATGAGTTATTTGAGCAGAGACAACAGAATGATGATCTTCCAGAAGATGTTTCTGCATTCCTTAAGTATAAAAAAGAAACAGGACGTGGAATCGATGATTTTATTCGTTTGAATAAAAATTATGATGAAATGGACGAAGATGCTTTGCTCTTCGAGTATCAACGTGATCAGAATCCAGATTTAGATCCAGAAGACATTAAGTTTGATGTGTCTGATAGATTCTCTTACGATGAAGATTTTGATGATGAAAAAGAAATCAAAAAGAAACGATTAGCAAAGAAAAAAGAGCTCTCAAAAGCTAAGAAGTACTTTAACGACCTTAAAGAACAATACAGAGTTCCACTTGAGTCAAGGGAAACATTTGTTCCACAGGAAGAAAAAGAAAACTACGATGCTTTCAAGAGATATAAAGAGTCTTCCAAGTCTATGGAGGAAGAGAATGCTAAAAGATCAGAATTCTTCTCTAAAAAAACTAAAGAACTTTTTTCTGACAATTTTGAAGGTTTCAAATTTAATGTCGATGAGAATAAGAAGTTAGTTTATAAGCCAGGAGATAGTAAGAACTTACTGCAAGAACAAAATGATTTAAGGAATTTTGTTTCATCATTCCTTGATGATAATGGTTATCTTGCAGATGCAGAAGCCTTTCACCGTTCTATTGCTATAGCTAGAAACCCTGACAAGTTTGCCAAGTTCTTTTATGAAAAAGGAATTGCAGATGCGGTTGGAAGTGTTGCTAAAGAATCTAAAAATATTGACATGGTTCGTCAAGCTCCACAAGTAACTCCGTCAGAAGGTGTAAAGATTAAAGTAATAGATCCAGACAGAGGAAGTAGATTAGTAATTAAAAAACGTTAAACTTTTAAACTTTTAAAAAATGGCTGGTACATTATTAACGAGCCCTGGTGTTAATTTAACGCCAAGTGCTGTAAAGGCAACATTGCCTACAAACTACATTACAAACTTTGACTTCTTGAATCAGTATCTACCAGATACTTACGAACAAGAATTCGAGCGTTACGGAAACAGATCAATCGCATCTTTCTTGCGTATGGTTGGTGCTGAACTTCCTTCCAACTCTGACTTAATTAAATGGGCAGAGCAAGGTCGTTTACACACAAAATACACTGGATTGACTTTTGGTTCAATTGGTACTCCTGCTTCTGGACAACAAGTATTTACATTGGCTTCTGGTACTTGTAACTTTAGAGTTAATCAAACTGTATTTTTATCTTCTCAGCAAGTTGCTGCTGAGTCTGCTAAAGGTATTATTACAGCAGTAACTACAAATACATTTACAGTAGCATACTACGATTCAGCTTACAACGCAACTTCTCCATTTACTGGAGCTACTACTGCTGTTACTGCATTTGTATATGGTTCTGAATTTGCTAAAGGAACTAACGGAATGGTTGGGTCTTTAGAGGCTCAAGATACATTCTACGAAGTTAAGCCAGTTATCATTAAAGATACTTACAATGTATCTGGTTCTGATATGGCTCAAGTAGGATGGGTTGAGATAACTACAGAGAATGGAGCTACTGGGTACTACTGGTACATGAAGTCTGAGCACGAAACTCGTCTACGTTTTGAGGACTATCTTGAAATGACAATGGTAGAAGGTGTTCCAGCTGAGGCTGGTTCTGGAGCTGCTACATGGGCTCCTAATGGATTAATCCCACAACCTGTTGTTTCTCCTGCTACTACTGGTGCAGCTGGTACTCAAGGTTTATTTGATTCTATCGAAACTAGAGGTAATGTTTGGTCTGGAGGTAATCCATCTACATTAGGTGATTTTGATACTATTATTCAAAGACTTGACAAGCAAGGTGCTATCGCTGAAAACGTATTATTCTTAAATCGTCAGTTCTCTTTCGATATTGATGATATGTTGGCTGCTCAAAACTCTTACGGAGCTGGTGGTACTTCTTACGGTTTATTTGATAACAGTGAGGAAATGGCATTGAACTTAGGTTTCTCTGGATTCAAGAGAGGATACGAGTTCTACAAGACTGACTGGAAATACCTTAACGATGCAACTCTTCGTGGAGGTTTAGTTGGTGGTGTAGTTAACGGTGTATTGGTTCCTGCTGGGACAATGAGTGTATACGATCAAGTTCTTGGTAAAAACGCTAGACGACCATTCTTACATGTTCGTTACCGAGCTTCTGAGGCTGAGGATCGTAGATACAAAACTTGGATGACTGGTTCAGCTGGTGGTGCTGCAACTAGCGATCTTGATGCAATGCAAGTAAACTTCTTGTCTGAGAGAGCGCTTTGTACACTTGGTGCTAACAACTTTGTTATCTTCAAGGGATAATTGAAAAACTAAGGGAGGGGACTAGTTCCTCTCCCTTTTTATTATTAATAAATTAAATTATATCAAATGAAAACAACAAGAAAATCTGTGCTAGAACCAAAAGATAGGACTTATCTTTTGAAGAATGGAATGAATCCATTAACATACTTCCTTGCTTCTAAGGATACTCCAAGAAAACGTTTGCTTTATTATGATGAAGATACAAATACAAACAGGCCTCTTCGTTATGCTAGAAATGCTAACTCTCCATTTCAAGATGAGCAAGGTGAAAATGTAATAATCGAGCCAATTATTTTTGAGGATGGAGTATTAATGGTTCCAAAAAATAATCCAGTTTTACAAGAGTTCTTGCATTATCATCCTGGGAATGGAAGTGAATTCTATGAGTTTGATCAAGAAAAAGATGCTCAACAAGAGATAAAACATATGTATGATGAACTTGATGCTCAGTTAATTGCAAGAGAGATGCCATTTGATGAGTTAGAGCCAATCGCTAGATTGCTTCTTGGTGTATCTGTTGATACAATGAAAGTTTCTGAAATAAGAAGGGATATTATGATTTATGCCAAAAGATATCCACAGGACTTTATGGAGGCAGTAAATGACCCTAGTATTAAAGTTACTAGTTATGCTGCTAGAGCATTATCTGATGGATACTTAGCATTTAGAAACAATAAAAAAGAGATTTATTTTAATCTTAAAGACAACAAAAAGAAACTTCTTACTGTACCATTTGGTGAAGATCCTATTTATTTATTGTCTTCTTATTTGCAATCAGATGAAGGTGTTGACTTATACAAGTTTTTAGAAAATAAATTCTCAGAGAACTAATATAAATATATCTATCTAAAAGGCACTCTCACAAAGTGCCTTTTTTTATTTATCTTTGTAAAAAGCATTTCCATGATAAACGATGTTCGTGATAGTGTTATGTCTTTGCTAAATAAAGACAACAGAGGTTATATAACTCCTGCTGAATTTAACTCATACGCTAGACAAGCACAGTTAGATATATTTCAAAAATACATGTACGAGTATAGCAATGCTATGGTCAAACAAAATGCTCGTTATCATGGTGAAGGTCATTCTAATATAGTTAAAAGAGTATCTGAAATATTGGATAGATTTTCTGAATACAAAACAATGAACTATAATATAATAACTGGAACTCTTGATTTACCTTTAGATTATTATTATATAGAGAAAATAATATATAATAATTCAGTTGAAGTAGATAAGGTTGAACATTCTAAAATATTAAATCTTTTAAATTCCAATCTAACTGCTCCAACAGCAAGTTATCCGTCTTATATAGTTACGGCTGAACCAGGGTCATTGACTGTATATCCAAACTCACTTATGACTCCTTTATCGCCATCTAGTACAGCGACTAATATACAAATCAGATACGTAAGATACCCAAAAGATCCAGTTTGGACTTACAATACAATATCTGGAGGTGAACCAATATTTGACCCTTCAAATTTAAGCTATCAAGATTTTGAAGTTCCCTATGAGGAATTTGCTAATTTAGTTGTTAAAATATTACAATACGCTGGGCTTTCTATTAGAGAATCAGAAGTGGTTCAAGATGCAAAAGCAGAAGAGTTACAAACAGCACAACAAACACAATAACAAATGCCATATATAACTAACTATCAGTATTATACTAATAACGGTACAGCTCCACAAGATGCTAATTGGGGTAGTTATCAGTATGTTACATTAAAAGATATAATAAATAACTTCATGTTGATGTATGTTGGCAATGACAAATTGGTCAATAACGTTGACATATACAACGTTAGATTTCATGCTAAAAGAGCAATTCAAGAGATAAATTATGATGCTCTAAGAAACATTAAAGTAATGGAGTTAGAACTTGGTGAAGAACTAAAAATGATTTTACCTCCAGATTATATAAATTATGTTCGTATATCAATGTTGAAGGGGAACGTATTAATACCATTGGTAGAAAGCAGAACAGCTATAACAGCAACGGCATACTTACAAGATAATAATTTAGATATTGTTTTTGATTCAAATGGTGAGGTTGTTACAGGCACATCAAAACTAGATATATTAAGACAAGACAAACAGCTTTATACTGGTGCTGGACCATATAATGGTTACTATGGATGGTCTTATGAGGGTGACTGGTATTTTGGATACAATATTGGTGGTCGTTTTGGTTTAAATACTGATGACGCAAACCGTAATCCTCGTTTCACAATCAACAAAGCAGCAGGAGTTATAGACTTTAGTACTGGCGTAGAAAATTCTAAAATTGTTTTGGAATATATATCAGACGGAATGGAAAATGGTGATGACTCTTTAATAAGTATAAATAAACTAGCAGAAGAATATATATATTCATACTTGAAATGGGCTGTATTAAATAATAAGACAGGGATAACTGAATATGTAGTAAGAAGAGCTAGAGAAGAGAAATCTGCCAATCTAAGAAATGCAAAAATAAGATTGAGTAATATTCACCCATCTAGACTATTGATGAGTCTTAGGGGTCGTGATAAATGGATTAAATAAATATGGCTGAGGTTACTAGAACATTTATTAAGGGTGTAATGAATCAAGACCTTGATGAAAGGATCTTGCCTGATGGTATCTATAGAAGTGCTACCAATATAACTGTAGAAAGTTATGCCGCTGGTAATATAGGAGCTGTTCAGAATGCTTATGGAAATTCACTAAAAGCAGATATATCTCAAGTAATAAATACTGCAACAATAACCGATGCAACAGTAATAGGGGCTGTAGCATATGAACCAAAAAGACTTATTTATTGGTTAGTAACTGCAAATGAATTTGATGCAGTTATTGAGTATAATATTCAGTCTGGACAAACTACAAGAGTTCTTCAGTGTTCAAAACCAAATCCTGGTAGTCCATTAAACTTTAGTAAAAATTATATAGTTACTGGAATAAACTATATAGAAGGTCAAGACGGAAATAATTATTTATTTTGGACCGATAACTATAATCCACCTAGAAGAATAAATATTAACAGATGTAAAGGTTATACTGCTAATGATCCGTCAATAGCTAACGACATCAGCGTTATAATGGCTCCCCCACTAAACGCTCCATATATATCTCTATCTCAAGACAATAATCCAGACTCAACTAATATTAAGGAGAAATTTGTTTATTTTAGTTATAGGTATAAATACATAGATAACGAGTATAGCTCAATGTCTCCGTTCTCAGCTGTTGGTTTTGAAGCTGGCAAATTTGCCATTGATTATGAGACAGGCGACAATCTAGGAATGATAAATCAAAGAAATCAGATTGACATTCACTTTGAGACTGGAAATGAGTTTGTTCAAGAAATACAACTACTAGTTAGAGATACTAGAAGCCTAAACGTTATGATAATTGATAGCTTTAATAAAAATGAGCTAAACATTCAAGACAACACGACATATTCCTTTACATTTAGAAATAACAAAATACTTACCACTTTAACTAACGATCAAGTAACTAGATTATTTGATAATGTTCCACTTAAGGCATTGGCTCAAGACATTATTGGAAATAGATTGATATACGGAAATTATTTACAATTTAGAAATATAACAGATTCTAACAATGTAGACATAAACATAAACTTTACAGTTAATTATGTTCAGCAACCAATAACTGACAATAATCCAAAAAGATCATTTAGAAGTGATAGAGATTACGAGGTGGGTATAGTTTATACTGATGAGTACGGTAGGATGACAACAGTTCTAACTCCTGCATTAAGCAATGCTGTCAATCAATTGAGTAATGCTGTGTATATACCTCCAAGTGCTTCAGATACGGCAAATAGTTTGCAAGTTGAGATTAAACACAATCCGCCTTCATGGGCTACTAACTATAGGCTAGTATTAAAACAGAATAGGCGTGAGTATTATAATATATTCCCTAGATTATATGTATGTTATGGCCTATTTAGATATTTTTTAATTAATGAATCTGATAGAGATAAGTTTGGAGTTGGTGATTATGTTATATTAAAAAATGGTGGTGCTGGCGTGACTCATTCAAACAAACAATTTAAAATATTAGAATTAGAAGTTAAAACAGCTGGATTTAACAACATAACAACTGCTCCAGAAGGTTTATATTTTAAAATAAAAATAGAACCCAATGATGTTTCCACTCTACCAACTAGTGTAAATCAAACGTTTACTTCTACAACTCAAGGTACAAATAAATTAAATTGCAATACAGGAAATGAGAGAAATTCAATTACTGCATTAGCAAATGCATCTAATGTTAATTCATCTTTTGGCTATACATCAAAACCAGTTTTTTATGGTTCAATAGCTTCTGATTCAACTGCAATTTCTACAAATATAACATCGCCATTTACTGGTAACACAGTTCCAGGCCTTAATTTACCAATTCCAAGTAACCAAATAACTAATAGATATTTTTATAGCAGAGATTTGAGATATACTATAGAAATAAAACCTGGAAATAAATTTAATTATACTGTTGATTTATTTGGTGTGTCTAACTGGATAGAAGTTAATGATATACCAATAGTAGTTGGTCAAGTGTATAAAATAAAAACTCCAACTTATTCTCTTGGTAATACTTTTTATGGAAATGGTTATGGATCAGGCCCATTCTCTGGATTAACTTTAAATAATACTGCAAATTATTCTGCATTTTTTATACAATTTAATAGTAATAATTTTATAGTAGGTGATAAATGGAAAATAGGCGGTAGATCTCCAATTCCACCATCTCAAACATCTGTGTCTCTTGGAATGGGATCTAATTATTTTGGGTCATCATCAATAACTAATTCTAGTGTATATGGATTTACAGAAGGTTTGAATGGAGGTATGGCTGTTTTGTCTGGTGTATTTTCTGGACCTATAAGTGCTGGAGCATCAATTACAATACAAGTATTAAATGATAGATATAATAATAATGCGTATTCTAGTCCGCAAACATTTACATCTCCTCAAAATTATGAAAATATAGAGGAATGGTTTATAGAATCTGGAGCATGGACAACCTTTATTTCTAAAGATTTAAATAATGTAAATAGAGGCTCAAAACCAATTTGGTTTAGAGAAACAATTGGTGCATTATCTCAAATAACTCCTAATAACGGAAATCAAACAAATCAAATAGCTTATGATCCTACTTCTCAAAGGGTTACAATGTTTATGATGGGTTATGGAAATAAAAGTGGTTGTAAACAAAATATATTTGAAGTTAAATTTACAATTAATCAGATATTACCATCAAAATCTATAATATTAGAAACAGTTCCATTAGACACAGAATCCGAAATATTCCACGAACTTTCACGAACATTTCCAATTAAAAATGGGAAACATATATCAAGATGGTTTTTTGATAAAAGATCTAATGGGCCAAGTAGTAGCACAAGATTGACTCAATTAACAAAAGAATGGCCTCATTACTTTACATCTGGTGAAAAGATTTATCTAAATACAAATGGTGTTTCAAGTACTACTCAATACACAATTATAGGTACTCCTAGTAGGTATTCAATAGATGTTACTCCAGCTATATCTGTATCGCCATCATATCCAGGTTCTGTATCATATACCACGTATGAACAAGATCAAACATCTGTTACTAATGGCGCTAAAATACAGATAAATTATCCAGATTATCCAAATGGAGATTATAATTCATTTGCGTATAGTACAGCTCTTGAAACATATAGGATTAAAGATGCGTATAACGCACCTACAATGGATTACAGTCTTCGTGTAACAGCTATAGTCGATAATTATGAAGAGGAGTACAAGTTTGCATCGCTCACATACAGTGGCGTATTTCAAGCGACAACATCTATAAATAAGTTAAATGAGTTCAATCTATCACTAGCTAATTTTAAGAATTTAGATAAGAGATATGGTAGCGTACAAAAACTTAAGGCTAGAGACACTGATCTACTTACTCTTCATCAAGATAAAATAACATCTGTTTTATACGGAAAGAACTTATTATATGATGCTGTTGGCGGTAGTCAAGTTGCATCTATACCAGAGGTGCTTGGAAATCAAGTTGCATATCCTGGTGAATTTGGCATAAGCAATAATCCAGAGAGTTTTGCAACATGGGGAGATGCTTGTTATTTTACCGATCAAAAAAGAGGTTCTGTTGTTAAACTTATTGGCGAACAGGTATTGCCTATATCAACTCAAGGAATGGGTGCGTTTTGGATTGATACAATGAGAGACAATCCAAATAACTTTAAATTTGGTGGTATAGACCCATATAATGGATTTTATGTAGTAAGTGTTTCAGACAGAGTAAAGGAATCATGCAGTCTTAATATAAATCCATCTATAAAAAACGTATCATCTAGCGTATCTCAAGGACCTGTGTTTATGTTTTCAATAGACAGCATGTCGCCATCATGGACAATATCAATTGTAGACAATGGTTATGGTACAAGTTGGGTAAATTGTCAGACACTTAGCGGTTCTTACTCTCAGTTTATATATGCATCTTATGCAGCAAATCCAAGTAATAATTCAAGGAGTGTAATATTTAGAGTTAATTATTGTGGTACTTTTGTGAAAGATTTTTTACTAACGCAGGGGGCCACTAATTCACCACACATTATTATACCAATGGTAAACGGATAGGATATGATGACAAAACAATCTTTTGGGTATACAGGAAGCACTACTTATGAAATAGATAACGTAGTTATAAGTAATAATAACATAGCTCTATTCGATAGATTAACTGGTGTTGGTGGTGTAGATTATATGCCATTTGATGGCGCAACTGTAACCGTAAAGGCAGGCGACTCAACTGGATCATATCAAGATTTGGCTCCAACACTAAATAATAAGCTTTACTACTATGTTTCTGATGTATTGTATGGGCCAGAAGACAAAACCACTATAATGGCTGATTCAACTGAAATACCAGTGACATATTCTGGTGGTGAATTTGTAGGCACATTTGTATTCAGTAATCCAAATGATTATCCATATCTATATTTATTTTGGAATTATAGCGATTCAATAGATGGATCTACCAATATATCGTACACTGGAATTACAGATGAAAGAATTATTAATTGGACTATTGGTTCTGGAATTGGTGTAGCTGGAATTAATTATAATTCTATAGATACGCCAACTAGATTTCAAGTAAAATGGAATGGCTCTATTGTTGCTGATTCTGGATATGTAGGTCTTAATACTATTGCAAATTATAATGACTTAATTGCTGCTGGAGTAAATCCAGATGATATTAAATTAGTGTATCCATATGATGGATTGGTTAATAATGGAAACAGTGCTTTAAGGTTTAAAAAAAATGATGCGTCTATCGATACTGCTGAAGTTATAGTATCATCTCCATTAAATACATCTACATGGATAATAAATAAAGTTGATCCATATCTCACTTCATTTTATTTAGACATAACTGATGGAGATTTAACAAATGTATGTTCTCAGTGTCCTACAAATGTTTTATGGCACGATGGATTTAATTTGACTCCTCAATTTGGAGATATAATATACAATGACATATCTGGATTAAGTAGGTACAATGGAAATAATGCGTATCACATGATAGATATAATAATGTGTATGGTTCCTAGTCCTATAGATAAGTCATACGTTCTTGTAGATCAAGATGGAGTTGTTAATTTAATAGATACTTGTAACTGCCCCGAAACAGCTGTTCCTATAATATTACAAGGAGATATATATATAACAGTTAATGAAGATATTAGCATACCTATTGCATCTTTAGGAAATCCAAAATTATTTACATTGGTTGGTACTTGTTATAATTATGTACTTAATGGAGGTTCAAAATCGACATTATTTAGTTATATAAATTGTGATGGTAACACCAGATATGTAACTGTAAGTTCGAGTCAAGAAGTAACAATTTGTTCGTCTATTGCACCTACTATTATAAATGGAGATGGCAATTATGTTGTATCTGGTCAGTGTAATGACGTATCTTTTGCTCCAGGTTTATCTTTAGGATCTAATGGAATTATTTCTGGATCGGCACTAGAAATAAAAAACTTTTCATTTAGAGTTACAGCAACAAATTGTTTTGGTACAAGTGCCCCATATATAATTAATGTATTTGTATCTGAAGGTGGATTAATACCATTCTCAGTGGATATAGAGCAGTATAAAGAAACATCGTTAGATTGTTGTAGTATAACTCCATCTTTTTCAATATTATACTCAGACGGAACCAATAATGTTCCTACACTAAGAAATAGAATATACAGAGATCAGAACGCTGAAGAATACTTTAATGGAGGTAATTTCTGGTACTTTATAGATAAGTCCGACTATGTTATTAGAATAGATAATGATGGATACGTTGTCGATTATTCAGTATGCGCTGGAAGCACTACAACTACAAGTACTACAAGTACAACTACAATACCAGTTGTAGGTTCGTATTATAATGCCAAATCATGCGTAGACAATTCAACAAATGCTATTCTATTAGATATAACTGGAGCCCCAGTATTAGTTGGAGATATTGTCAAAACAAATGATGGCAACTGCTGGACCATACTATCATCATCTGTAGGTGGTTTCCCATATTTTTATATGGAAAATCCAGTAATGACTTATTCAGACTGCACAACGTGTACTGGAACTACAACTACTACAACTAGTACTACAACTACAACACTACCTCCTATTGCTTCATTTAATATAAATTTATCTACAAACTACTCAAGCGATTATACTGCATGTACTTCTGGAGGTGCAACAAGTTCGATGCTATATTTCTTTGGATACTATTCAATGCCTTTAATTGGAGATATAGTGTATTCTGATGCTTTATGTACCACGCCTTATGATGGTGGTTTTATGTGGTACTATGCTAGTGATGGATCAACTACATACGCTATTAATATAGCAAACACAGGCCAAGTATTATACTTGAATCCATGTAGCGTTGTTACAACTACAACTACTACTACAGTTGTCCCTACATATTATTATGACGCTGAAATATGTTCTTCTCCTGGTACAGGTTATTTACTTTCTCATCAAAATACATACGAACTTGAAGTTGGATCAATAGTAAAGTGTAACGATGGTATATGTTACGAGATACTTGGAACAACTACTCCAGGTATAGCAGACGCTAGTGTATTATTTTTATTTGACAATTGTTCAAGTTGCATAGGTACAACAACTACAACTACTACAACAACTACGACTACTAGTACAACCACAACCACTAGCACTACTACTACAATAAAGCCAACATACTCTGCATTATTAAACTATGGATCTGAAACTGAAGTATGTTCTTCTGCTCCAATTACATACTATATTGACGGTGCAATTGGCGTAACTGGTAATAACATATATACCGATATATTTAAGACTGACCCTGCACCAGCTAACTATTATAAGTTAACAACATCAAGTATAGCTTATGAGTGGGATGGTTCAGAGTGGACTGGAAATACTAAAAATTGTTAATGAATAAAATTAAATTTCTATCAGCTCAACCAGCTATAGATTATTACGCCTGGCAAATTGAGGTGCAAATATTGAACTTCATGTTGACTGGATATGATCCAGAGCAAATACATGTTGTTGCAGGATATCAAGAAGATATACCAGAGTCTTGGTTAAAGTTACAGAAAGTGCACTCAAGAGTTAACTTTTTCTTTTATGAAGACACTTTAGGTGAGTGCAAGTATCTTCCTGCAATACAGGCACATATACTCAAAAAACACTTTAAAGATCATCCAGATAGTAGTGCTTATTTTTTTGTTGATGCTGACTTTGCATTTACTAGATTCCTTGACTTCGACAAGTTTTTAAAAGATGACAAGTGGTACTTCTCTGACACAATATCTTATATAGGATATGAGTATATAGTAAGCAAGGGTGAAAATGTATTGGATGCTATGTGTAACGTTGTAGGTATATCAAAAGAACTTGTTAAGTCAAATCAAAATAATAGTGGTGGGGCTCAAAAATTAATGAAGAATTTAACTCATGAGTACTGGGAGATGGTTGAGAATTACTCATTTGAATTGTATGACGTTATGATGAAGCTACAGCACGTTAGAAATGACGGAAGCGATCATGGTATACAGGCATGGACAGCAAGCATGTGGGCCGAGCTATGGACAGCTTGGAAGCTAGGTATAGATGTTGTTGTACCTAAAGAATTTGACTTTTGCTGGGCTACTTGTAATATAAAGAGATGGGATCAAGTATTTTTCTTTCATAATGCAGGTGTAACATCTGACAAAGACGAGATGTTTCATAAGGCAAAATATATGGACTCTTATCCGTACAATAGTAATGAAAATGTATCAGAATATAAGTGTTCCTATAACTACTATAAACTAATAAAATCCATAGACAGCTGTTTGGTTTAAATTCATTAAATTTGTATTATGTTAGCTCCACTTACTATATCATACTCAGATGACGTTCAAGGTTGGACATCGTTCTGGACTTATATTCCAGAATACATGATATATGCCAGTAATAATTTTTACACATTTAAAGGAGGAAACCTTTACTTTCATAATGATGAGAGTGTTGCAAGAACTATATACTATCCATTTTCTCAATACCAAACGTCTCCATACTGCTCTGTATCTACGTTATTTAATAATGACCCACTAGATACCAAAATGTATGAGACTCTTCATATTCAAAGTACAATACCTTGGAATACATCCATTCAGACTGACTTAATAGCTGGTCAAATTGATGATAGTTGGTTTGAGCTAAAAGAAGGTGTGTGGTTTTCTTATATTAGAAGAAACTACAATCTATCTGGCCCATTATTAACAAATACAAGCCAACTTGACGATCAATTATCGATTAGAACTGTTGGTATTGGTTCAGTATTAACTGCTACAGGGGCATATATAGAGTTCAATAGTTACCCCAACCAATCCTTTAAAATAACTAATACTTCATATCCAGATGACCTATACATTTACAATAATTCTGGGGTATTAACGTATGTTGGAACAGTATCTTATGTAGATAACTCAACACCTAACCCAAAGGTATATATAACATATACATCAACACCTCCAAGTCCAAATGCTGGAGACAATATACTGGCAGTTAAAAATTCTATTGCCGAGTCATACGGAGCAAGAGGGTATTATATGGATGTTACCATGTATCACAATAGCACTTCATACATTGAGTTATTTGAGGTTAGCGCTTTAACATTCAAAAGTTTTATGTAAATTTGTGATATGGAAGTCAGATACCTAGTTGAAGACGATTATCATAAGTTGTGCGGTTGGTGGAAGGATTGGAGATGGCCAGTTATATCGAAAGATTTCTTGCCAGAAAACGGTACAGGAGGACTTATGATATCAAGCAATGGAGTAGATGTATGCGCTGGTTTCGTGTACATGACAAACTCAAAGGTAGCTTGGATAGAGTTTATAGTATCTAACTTCCATTATAGAGAGAAAGACAGAAAGGAAGCCATAGAGTTATTAATATATTCTTTGCTAGAGATTTGTAAACAAAAAGGTTTGCTTTATGCTTTTTCAAGTTTAAAGAGTCCATCTTTAATAAAGATGTACGAAAATTGTGGCTTTCAAAAAGGATCTACAAACACAACTGAAATGATAAAAACATTATGATATGGCAGCAGTAACAGGGGCAATGATAGCATTAGGTGGATTGGGCGTAAGTGCGGCACAAGCTATAAAGCAAAATAAAGCTATGAAAGAAGCTGATTCGGTTTCTCAAAAAGCAAGTAAATATATTAAAGGAATTACCGAGCAAAATGCATTTAAGCAGACTCAAGTGGCAACACTTGGAACTCAGTTAGCACAACAGTCTCAAGCTCAGAGAGAGGCACAAACAATGAATATGCTGCAAGGTGCTGGTGCTGAGGGAGTAATTGGAGGTGTAGGTCAGTTAACTACTGCTAACAATCAGTCTGATTTACAAAGAGCTGCTGAACTTGATCAAATGCAATATGAAAGAGATACGATGCAGGCACAGGCACAGCAAGGAATAAATGCAAGAAAACAAGAAAGAGAGTTTGAAGTTGGAATGAGTGAAAAACAAGACGCTGAAATGAGAAGAGCTCAGGCAGAGGCCAATAGAAACGCAGCTATTGAAAAT